CGGAAGTTGCCGGCGCAATGGGCATGGGCGTCTTTCAGAAGAAGGACGGAGGCCGCGTCAGCCGCGACGATTACTGGCTCTATGACCTCGTTCATGAGGAGCCAAACCGCGACCAGACCCCCGCGGAGTTTTGGGGCGGCATGGTCGCCTGCATGGACCTCTGGGGCAACGGCTACGCCGAGAAGGAAACGCTCGGCCAGCGCACCACCACGCTCACGCCGTTGGCGCCTGACCTGTGCCGCGTCGCGCGGAACAGCAACAACGAGCGTATTTACCGCTATATGGATCGCGGCAAGGTCGAAACCCTGCCCGCCGAGAAGATTTTCCACCTGCGCGGCATGACCCTTGGCGGCGATGAGGGCTTGTCCACGATCGATTACGGCCGACGCACGCTGGGCGGCGCGATTGCGGCGAACAAGGTCTCGGCCGACACCTTCCGCGGGGGCCTCCAGCTCGCCGGGTTCATGGAGGTGGCGAGCACCAAGCTAACGCCCGACCAGCGCGCCGACCTGATCGAGATTTTCGACGACTTCATTGGCGACGCGATGCGCGGCCGGATCGTCCCGCTTGAGAAGGACTTCAATTTCAAGCCGCTCAAGATGAACCCCGCCGAGGTCCAGCTTCTGGAATCGCGCGGCTGGGACGTCGAGGAAATATGCCGCTGGTTCGGCGTGCCCCCGATCCTGATTGGCCACGCTGCCAAGGGTCAGACTATGTGGGGCAGCGGTATCGAGCAAATCCTGCTCGGCTGGCAGACCCTCAGCCTCAACCCGCTGCTGCGCAACATCGAGCAGGCGGTGAAAAAGCAGCTTATCCCGCGCGCCGACCGCAAGACAATCTATCCCGAGATCAACCGCGAAGCATTGATGGCGGCCGACAGCGCCGCGCGCGCCGCGCTCTATTCATCTTTCGGCCAGAACGGCGTCATGACCCGCGACGAGATGCGGCGGAAAGAGAATTTGCCCACGCTGCCTGGTGGGGACTTCCTGACGGTTCAATCGAACCTCGTGCCGCTCGACCAGCTCGGAAACGCGCCCAGTGCCGAACAGGGCGCGCGCGCAGCGCTCATGAATCTCATGTTCGGCGGCGACGTCGATGCGGACCGCCTCAAATCGCTGCTCGCCGGCAACCTCGGCGGCGGGCGCCCATTCCCGGAGGATCAATAATGCGGATTAAACCGGCCTTCGGGCGCAAACACAGCGGACTGTTGAAGGTCCGCGATTTCGATCTCGATATCAAGATGACCAGCCTTTCGGACGATGGAGTTTTCGAAGGCTATGGCTCGGTCTTCGGCGGCGACCCGGACAGTTACGGTGAGATTGTCGCCAAGGGCGCCTTTCTGGAAAGCCTCGCCAAGCTGAAAGCGCTCGGCCGGACCGTTCCCGTCCTCTGGCAGCATCGTTCTTCCGAGCCCATCGGCATCTACGAGGAAATCCGCGAAGACGAACACGGCCTGTTCGTTCGTGGCCGCCTGCTGATCAAGGACGTGGCGCGGGCCGCCGAAGCGTTCGCGCTGATGAAGGCAGGCGCCGTCACCGGCCTGTCGATTGGTTATTGGGTCGTCGACGCGACCTATGACGCCAAGACCGAGATCCGATTGCTGAAGAAGCTCGATCTCGTCGAGGTGTCGCTCGTTACCTTCCCCGCGAAGGACGATGCACGTGTCGAATCCGTCAAGTTCAAGCTCGCGCACGGTGAATTGCCGACCGAGCGCGAGTTCGAGAAGTTCCTGCGGGAGGTAGGCTTCTCAAAATCGCGAGCCCAGGCAGTCGTCGCCCATGGTCTCGCGGAGGTGCGTCGGAGGGAGTCCGACCAAACGGCGACGATCGACCCTGCCCTCAAGGGCATTTCGGACACCCTCAACGCCTTCTCGTTGAAGGCCGCATAATAGGACATTTCCCCATGAATATGATGACTTCTCGCGCCGCCCTCGCGGCGCGCGCCTCCGTCGTGCCCGAGTTCGGCCGCAAAGGCCCCGATGACTCGGCTGAGCCCAAGAGCCTCGAAGCGCTCCAGAAGCAGCTTGCCGAAACCCTTGGCGAGGTGAAGGAATTTGCCGTCGAATTTCGCGCCAAGAACGCCGAAGGTTCGAAGGTCGGCGACGAGACTAAGGAAAAGGCTGACAAGGCCCTTTCCGAATTGTCGGGCCTGCGCGGTGAAATCACCGAACTGTCGCAGAAGCTCGCACAGGGTGGCCGCGGCGGCCGTGACGAGCATGAGCTGAAATCGCTCGGCTTCGAAGTCGCCAACCATGCCGATATTCGTTCCTTTGCCGACGGCGGATCGAAGGGCACCGTAGGCATTACCGTCAAGGCCGTCACCAGCGGCAGTGGCTCGGCCGGCGCGCTCATCGTTCCCGATCGTCAGCCCGGTATCGTCGGCATGACGCGTCCGCAGCTTCGCGTTCGCGATCTTCTGACGCCGGGCCGCACGGCTGGCAACGCGATCGAGTTCGCTCGTCAGGTGACCCGCACCAACAATGCAGCGCCGGTCGCGGAAACCGCGCAAAAGCCTGAATCGGATTATGCGTGGGAAACCGACACGGCCCCGGTTCGCACGGTCGCGCACTGGGTTCCGGCCTCGCGTCAGGCCATGGACGACGTGCCCCAGTTGGAAAGCCTCATCGACGGCGAACTGCGCTGGGGTCTGGACGATGTCGAAGACGGCGAACTTCTGCTCGGCGACGGCACCGGCCAGCATCTTGAAGGGCTCTATACGCAGGCGACTGCCTATTCGGCCCCGATCGCGATCGCGAACGCCAATCGCATCGACCAGCTCCGCCTTGCCATCTTGCAGGTCGAGCTTGCCGATTATGCGCCGGACGGCATCGTCATTCACCCCAGCGCGTGGGCGGGCATCGAACTGACGAAGGATGCCGCTGGCGGCTATATCTTCGCCAACCCGCAGGGAATTGCCGGTTCGGTCCTCTGGGGCCGCCCGGTCGTCCCGACCAAGCGGATCGGCGCGGGCAATTTCCTGACCGGGGCGTTCAAGCTCGCCGCTCAGATTTTCGACCGCATGGATACCGAGGTCCGCATCTCCGATCAGGACCGCGATAACTTTATCAAGAACATGCTGACGATCCGCGCAGAAAAGCGCCTGGCGCTTGTCGTGCGCCGTCCGGGCGCGCTGGTGAAGGGCGCTCTGGTCGCCCTGCCGACCTAAGCCATAGCCGGGGCGCTTTCGGGCGCCCCGGTCCTCTTTCAAGGAGACCTCCCATGAAAAACGCATTTGTGACCGATCATCATATCGGTGAAAACGGCAACGTCACCGAGGGCATGATCCTCGAAAATATCAGCGACAAGCGGTTCGAAACCCTCGAAAAGAAGGGCCTCGTGCGCGAGGCGACCGCCGAAGAGGTGGAAAACGGCTTCAAGGCCCCCTTCATCCCTACCGGCTTTGCCGATGCTGGCGAGACCGGCGAAGCTGGCGAGAAGGCTGCGGCCGACCCGAAGAACAAGAAGGCGCCCGCCGCCGCCACCAAGGCCGCCTGATCATGGCCCGCTCTGCAACGCGCTCGCGCGGCTTCATGTGCGCCCCGGCTTTTACCGCGGCGCCGTCGATCACCGGCACCGCGCAGAGCGGGCAGACGCTGACCGGCGCCCCCGGCACCATCGCGCGCGGCGCCGTCTCGGGGCGCCAGTGGCGCCGCAATGGTGTTGCGATCAGCGGCGCGATCAACGCGACCTATGCCCTCGTTCCCGCCGATGTCGGCGCGGTCATCACCTTTTCCGTGACGGCCACCAATGCCCTGAACGAGGCGAACAAGGTATCAGCCATCTCGGCGCCGACGGTTGCGGTCATCGCCTGATGCGCGCGGTCGTCGTCGCACCTCCCGAGCCCGTTGTAACTTGGGAAGAGGCCGCTCAGCATCTGAAGCTGGATAGCGACGCGACCGATCGCGCCTATGTCGAAAGCCTCGTCGCGACGGCGACCGCACATATTGACGGCCCGGGGCATGAAACCGGCGCAGGCGCCTCGCTGGGCCGCGCGCTCGGCGTGCAGGATATTGAACTGCGCTTTGACCCGGTCCCGGGGGCTTCTTCGGTCAAGCTCCCCTTCCCCCCGGTCGTCGAATTGCTCGAAGTGAAATATCTCGACCGGGCGGACGTGCTCCAGATGGCGGACAATCCCGATTTCGAGCTGCTCGGCCGCGTGCTCGTTCCCGCTCGATCGGCATTCCCATGGGAGGGAGGTTCCACGCGCCGCGAGGCCGTGCGCGTGCGCTATCGCGCCGGTTATGCCGCGCTCCCCACGCCGATCAAGGCGGCGATTCTACTGATGGTCGGCGATCTCTATGCCAATCGTGAAACGACGATCGCCGGGGCCACCGTGACGACCGTCCCCATGTCCCTGACCGTCGATCGGCTCCTTGAGCCTTTCCGGTCATATTCCTGATGGGCCTCGCGCGCGGGCGTCTCCGTCACCGCATCAGGATTGAGCGCCCCGAGGCCGACACGTCCTTTGACGGCGCCGGTTCGGGTTCTTGGGTACTGGTCGCCGAAGTCTGGGCACATATCGAGGACGCCCTGCCCAGCCGCGCCGAGCGCCTCGACGACGGTATCAACATTGCCGCGCGCCCCGCCCGTGTCCGCATGGGCTATCGGATCGGAATCACGCCGAACATGCGCTTCGTGCATCGCTGGGCGACCGTCGACACGACGATCGATTATAGCGGTGCGCGCATCATGCAGATTGTCTCCGGTCCCGCCGAGTTGGGCAACCGTGATGGCTTGGAGTTCATGGTCGAAGATTACAGCACGGCCGGGAACCCCGCCTGATGCCGACAGTACGCGGTAAATCCGAGGTCAAAGCCTACTTCGCCAGTGCTCCGGCGAAGTTGAAAACCGTCCTGCGCGGCGCGGCCCGCGCCGGTGCTGCGGTCGTGGCCGATGAGATCAAGGAACGCACCCCTTCCGCCGATGTCCGCAAAGACC